TCTGTAAGGTATAAATCTTTGATGCTTTCAAACACGCTCCCTATTTTACCAATGCCTTGTATCTTGTATTCTATCTTACCATCTACGTTTACTATATCCACTAGTCTACAATACCCATCTATTAGAGTTACCCCGTCTTGTATTACTTGGTAGCTTGTTTTAATGTTTGGGTCAAAGGTTTGGAATAGTACATTTACATCGAAGGCGTGTTCAAAGATTTGATTTACTACGTTGTCTTCTGGTATAGTGATAGTCTTACTATAATCACTTGACCTCTTCTGTGGCTCTTTAATGTCGTAGCTTTCTTTGGTCAAAGGGATAGCCCCCTCATTGTGTGGTATGCTATTGCCTGCTATTATATGCTCTATTACCATTGTCTCTCGTCGCTGTTGTCTACTGTCATTGTAAGTTCCACGCTGTACACTCTCCCGTCTTCTGACTTCATACGTTCGTAAGTTTTCATCTCTGTGTTTACATTTATAAACCCGTCTGGACTTAGCCAATATACTTCGGGGCTTGTGTATAGGTCTTGCATTCCTACCATCTCAAAGTCTTTAAGTAGTCGGCTGTTTACCTTGTACTGTGTTTTTACGCCTGTGTGAAAGGCTCGTGTTCTTTGCTTACTTGTTTTGTAGTCTAATGATGTACCGCTTATATCACTGTTGGCGTACTTAGCAAATGACTTGGTTATATCTATAGTCTCTGTTGATTTGCCATCAAACACCATACTGTCATAGCCTCCTTTGCGATTGAGCCAGTGTAACTCATAAGGTGTGTAATTAGTTGTGCAGCTATCTACCTCAAAAAGTATGGACTTCATTTCTTTGTCTTGGTCTTGAGTCTCAAAGATAGTAAGTGCATAGTATTTAACGTTTGTCATTACTACTGTATCTGCCCACGTGTGAGAGGCTAGCTGTGCTGCTCCTACATCTAAGGCATAAGAACCTATACCAACAGCCGCATCATTAATATTAGTGCTTACTATTGAACCAAACGAACTGTTAAAGGTTTCTAGTTTTACCTCTACTATAGAACTTGCTTTTATTATCCATCCTATTTGAAACTTCTGTGTAGGAGTTAATTTAAGCCAAGGATCATTTTGGTCAAATCTAGAGAATTTATATACTTGGTTATTGTAGCCATTGATAAACTCCTTGCCTACAGTAGTTTCATAAGCTGACATCTGCCAACCGTGCCAACTGTTAGCAGCGAACTCTACATAAGTAGGTGAGGCATACCACGAGCTGAATGTATTAGATGTAACGGCACTGCCTTTAAGTTCTCCATCATAGAACTCCTGAAATGTTACTCTAAAGTTGTTTAGTGGTGTAGTAATTACATCGACCGTATCTCCATCTATCACACTGTACACACTAGAAACGTAGCTCTTTATTACGTCCTGCACCTTAAACACTGCTTGCGTTTTGCTAGGTATAAGATATACCTGTTGTGTGCTTATGAGTATGTTATCTCCTGCTGGGTCTAGATATACTTTGCACACTATTTTAAACCCTGTCTGTGGCTGTGTAGTGTTAGTATTTAGTAAGAAATCAATGGGGGAAAATGCAGGTCTTACTAGTGTTGTGGTTGGTTGGTCTTGTATCTCTATTGCCATCTATTATAATATACGTTTATGGTGCTTAAAATTTAGGGTACTAAAAAAGGGTGTCGGTTTACAAGCCAATCACCCTTTAAAATTATAACAATATATGCAAATAAACACTACGAATATACACTTTACTTATTACTTGCTAGTATTTTTATAATGTAATCACTATAAAAGTCTACTACGTTTACTTCAAAGTCAAGCAGTCTCTGGTCATTGATTACATTTGAATAGAAGTTAGTTTTCTTTGTGCCGTTCTTGTAGATGCCGTATGATATGGCAAAGGCTAAACTGTTCAGTAGGTCGTCTGCACTCTTACGTTTACCGCTCTTTGTCTTGCTGTTCTTTGCCTGTCTAAAGTTCTTAGGTATTATACCTCTGTTTCTCATAAACTTTCTAATGGCTTTTATAGGCGGTCGCTTGTTTGTGTACTTAAACTGTGATCTGTTTTTGTTATTGATTGCACCGCTCACACCTTCATCTAGATACTCGTAATAGTCTGGCATATTAAGTACCACTTTAAACCCACCGCCTTCTATGCTGACGGGCTTAGTATTAAACTCCCCTATGCTCTGAGCAGTGACACCACTCGAGTACCTGTCTACATCTTTAAGACTTTGGATTAGGTCGTCCACTATGCCCTGCCAATACTTGTCTAAATTGCTATAAAGTTCTTTTTGCATCTTTGATTTGTTCTTCTTCTTCGTCTCTCTTTTCCTTCATATACGCCCACCAATTTAGAAACTCTAAGCCGCCTAACTTAAACACCTCATTAATTGATATGTTGTGCAAGTCTGCCATTGCCTCTATGATTGTGAATAGCCCCCATCTGCTTCCAAAATCTCTTTGCTCACCTCCAGCATCGCCTCCATCCGTTGATTTAAAAAGACCTCGGTATTTGGATAGTAGAGATTCCATCGATTGAAAAAAAAAACGTGTGTAGTGTACAGAAGGTATAGCGGTATATCTCTTACTAGTGTTGCCCTTTCTGATAGTGTCTGGTGTTCTATCTTATCACACTTCATTATACTAGCAAGCCTTTGATCCATTATCCTTATAGGTTGCCCGCTGTTATCTTTGAGTAGATTAATGTTATCTAGTAATTGCCCTGCGTTTATCTTGCGGGGGTCTGCTTGTATCTTATAAATGTCATTGCCTATCTTTATCTTGTCAAGTATCTTGTGACTATTCCATTTGTGAAAGTCTACTTTAGCGTAAGCATCTGCCATCTTGTCAAGCTCCTTACGTGGCATTTTAAGAGTATCGTCGTATGTGACACCCTTAAGAATTGACACGCAGTAAACCACCTTCTCGAATGATGAAAACTCTTGATCTATTGCTTGGATGTCTTGAAACATCCCTACTGTTATTTTTTTGTATAAACTCATTATGCTACAACGTATTTTCCGTATCCTTTCTTTGCAAACTTATGATAAACTAAGTACCTGAGTGCATCTATAGCGTGGTTATCTTTATCAACTGGGACATTCAATGTGTTGCCGTCTCTGTCCACCTTCCACTTGTAGCTACTTAGTTCTTTAATTAGGTTCTTACTATCAGCGTGTACATTAATAGAGTAACCCTTTAACAAAGATAAGCCAAAATTAACAGAGTCCTTCTCTTTCTTTACACCGTCAACCGTCCACCTCATACGTCTTAGTTCTTCTATACTCTTAGGCTCTGCACTGTCAGCTACTATCAAAGATGACCTGCTAACCTTTAGCCTGTCCATCTCGTTACTTATGTCTGGATTAGTTAAACCTGTCTCATAGATGACATCTCTTACCCATAGCTCTCCGTCCTGCGTTCTTACCTCTATTAGCGAAGTGGGATCGTTTGTAAAACCAAAGTCAAGCCCATAGCCTAGCAGCTTCTTATCCTCGAATGATTCTTTTGTTATGTACCACTTCTTTAGTACTAGACCCTCTATTCTTCCAGTCCTACCCCTAGCGTAAACCTTCCAAAGTTCTAGATCCTTATCCTTTAACCCCTCAATCTTCTCTCTTATCTTAGCGGTAAGGAATGGGTTATGTCGGTGGTCTGATATGATTAGTTGTGTGCTTGTCTGAGGTATGACTTTTTCGTGTACCCAAAAGGATGTGTCCGGATTATAGTCTATGTACGTCCTTAGCCTAGTTCTAAGATGGAGCTGCTCAAATACAATATAAGGGATACCATTAGCCTCATTAATAAATAGATAATCACGCTTACCACTCTTAGCATCTTGGTCATTGTCATAGCTATTAAATTCAATAGTGCTGCCATTAAAGAACGTGAAGATACGCTCGCTCCTATTGTACGCCTTTAGCTCTTGCTTGAATAGGTCTGTGTTGTTGTGGATGTCTATTGCATCACGTAACGCCCCTACTTTAAGATTAGGTATATCTTGACCACAAACAGTGATAGTACACTTAGACTGCACCGCTAAGGTGAACAGCACTTGAAGGATAGCGTATGTCTTACCGCTTGACGTACCGCCTTGGTTTACTACTACGTCGTGGGTGCTGTTGTAGTTGGCTCTGAATAGACTACCTGTTTTCAATCTTCTATATCCTTCTCTGCTCCTGAAAGTGGTACGTTTGTATCTATTACCTCTATTGTCAAGTCTCTTATGGTTGTCTCTTGCTTGACTTCTTGCTTATCGCTTAGCCCATTTAGCCTAGCAACTAAGTGAGGAGCTTTGTATTGACCCGTTAAACTTCCGCTTATTTGATCTGTCTCCCATTCCATTCTCGCACACGTAACGACTCCCAAATAGTCTTCATAAGCGTTATTGTGATTGTCTATGTATTGATGTATATGGTGACCCAACTCTCTGTATGCCCACGACTCAAAACCTTGTCTTAAATATGGTTTTTTTCTGCTGATAGTTTTGATGTCCCCTTTGTTACTTAGTACCGAGTCATTGTAAGGGTCTTCGTCTACATACCCCTTGTAATCATCCCATAGCTTTAAAAAGTCTTTAGGTGTTTTAATATATTTTGTTAGTCCTTTTTTAGTTCCCATCTTGTTTGACTGCTTGGTTATGTAAGTCTATCATTATATCTGCACATTGTTTATTATTAAAAGAATACCATTCTCTTCTTACCCTATGTTTTATAAATGCAGTTTTTAAATTAGACTCTATGTCATAAACATTATTCATAAAATGAATTGAAAGTATTTCCAAATTAAACGGAACGTAAGAATCTATGTCTGTAATTCTTCTCTTTGGATTACGGCTTACCCCAATTTTACAGAAGTTAGTACCTTCACATCTTATAAAATAAATATACCCATTTGGATTTTTATTTTTGTTTACGCTATCAATACCGCT